TGTTGCAAAATACATATCGTAGTACATAAAAGCCAAGATCGGCATCACGATAAAGAACATCAACACCACGGTCAACACCACGACAATCAATGACCAAGGGACGTTCTCATCATCGCGCTTCTCGTTGTTAGCCACAGTATTCCCACTGCCCATATAACTACGAACACCACTGCCGAAACCCACGCCACCTTTGACTTGATTTCCGCTATTCTTTTTCTGCGTCGCCATGATGCTATCTGTGCCAGTCTAAGTTCCTCTGCGTGGGCTACCTCTTGCTCGGCGACGATCCGCTGCCGCATCTCATCAAACTTACCCCACAGTGCGCCCAATTCTGGCGGGGCTTTATACACCATCATTTCTCTGACCTCTGCCCATATCGCATCCAGCCTTGAGTTGATTAGTATTCGCCGCAACGCCCGCTTACCTACGCTCTCTTCCCCCTTATAAACCTGCTTGGCTTCTATCTGCTCCTTCAGGAACAACTTGCTGATCTCGTCATGCGCATCCATCAACACGCCTAACTGGTTGCCGATGTCCGTAAAAACGTCGTTCGGGTCAGCCTTAGCTATCTCCTGCACCCGCTGCACTTCCGCGTGATACTGCTGTTTCTGTACAGGTGTCGGGTCTACTATCTTGTTGTACTGCTCCTTTAAATCCTTCAGTACGTCGCTAACGTCTCCCGCTGCGCCTTTAATGTCCTTGTAAAGCTTACACCCCGCCTTGACCGCAGCAACAGCAGCATTAGCCGCAGCAAGAAGGGTCAACGGGTCAATTTATGCCTCCGGCTCATCAGGGAAAACCACGGCCAACGGGTCAGTAAACGTCTGCGGAATATCCCGTAAAGCCTGTACATACTGCAACAACGGCGTTAGGGTAGCTGCCTCTGCCAAGCCAAGATCGATCAAATCCCGCTGACGGTCTAATTTCCACCGAAACGCCTCAATCTTCTTGTTACGCTCTTCCCTGACCTTTACCCACACGCTGTCGAGATTCAACTCCCAACTCTCTGTCTCCGGGATGTAGCGATAAGAATTCCCATCGAACGGGTGCATGTTAGACGTAACGTCATAGTCATCCCGGTGCATCTTGTCCCCGGAATAGATAAACCCAAGGTCATCATGCTTGACGTAGGTAGGTACGCTTACGATGATCATGTTAGAACTGCCCCGTGTAGTAATCGCCAACAAGTGTTGGGTTGAACGGAAGAATTACCACGCGGTAAAGCGTACCTCCGCTCACCGTTAAGCTAAAGCCATCCGAGTTCATACCGTTCGACGCGTTCCACGCTATAGTCGATACAACAGGGTTCACCGTAGACAGGTTATAGTCGCCCGTCGTGCCATAGGTAATCAAATATCCAATACAGGAATAGCCGAGGTACATTTTTTTGGCAAACGTGTTGCTTTGTGCCCGGAATACACCAGAGTCATAAATACAGCCGGGGGGAGCAACACGGACAAAGCGCCACTGCCCGATACCGGCTCGGGTCATCAATGCCTTGGAATTCCCCGTTCCACCTCCTCCCCCCAAAGAAGAAGAGAACCAAGCAGCGTCTGGAGAATATCCGTATATCTCTACAGTGTTGTCGTTGGTCTTTGCAGAATCGCCACCAAGCAGTTCAAAGTCATAGTACGTGCAGGAAGCATTGGGGACAAAACGGCAAGTAATCGTGGAGCTTGCGACAACTGCCGCGTCTCTATTGCGGTTCAATTCTATATAGTGCAGCCCTGTTCCAAAATAATCCCAGTAGACATTTTGAATTAAAGCGTTATCTATAGTGGAACTAGTAGTGGTCAAGCCACTGCCCGAAGCAGTGTAATACTTAGCCATACCCAGTGCGTTTTGTAAATTTCTGGCTGCCGTATTGTTAGCCGCACTGTTCTGTGTGGTGTAGTAATTATTTATAGCAGCGTCCGCCGCCACTGTGAAAGTAATAGTCGGAAACGCACAAGTAGTTGTTTCTGAAGATGCGTTAATCCCTGCAAGTTCATTTGTAAAAACGGCTGATACGTTGTTCGATTTAGCGACAAAAATGGCATTGCCCGGCATCGATAAGACTGACGGAGCGGGGTTTCCACTAACTCTTACAAAAGTAAACGTCGTTCCGGTTGCCGTGGCTGTTGTGCTAACGAAACCATTTCTATCATATAGGGTTACAGATGTATCGCCAAAACTAACATACCCACAATATACGTTGTTTGTTGTAGGAATTCCTGTGCCAGTAACTAAAAAGTACCCCGGATTTCTATTAAACCCACTAGTGGACCTAGAAAAGGTAATGCTGAAACCACCAGCTGTGGTATCTCCGGTAATCGTAAAACTTTCTGCGGCACTACCTACAACGGGTCCGTCAAAATACTCGTTAAAATTATTTAGTATGTTTGCCCCAATGCCCCAGCTTGACCCCCGAAGATATCCTCTATATCCATAATTGTTTCTAGACGTGAAAGGAATGGTAGTGGGTCCGTTATTAAGCGCGTTAGTCCATCCAGCGGTTCCCGCATCCACATCAATAAGACACGTGCCTTGAGGCACGTACGCACCCCACACTTCTGGTACACACGTCAGATACGCAAAATATCCGGTGAATCCATTAGCAGTTCCGTTAGCCGTGGAGCCCATATTCCACCACGCCGTGGCCGCGCTAAACGGGTTACTCGCTGTTTTGAAGCACATCACGCCGTTGCAATACAATCTGCCGGGGAATGCAGTATCTAATGGGTTCCACACCCACGTTAACTCAATCCACTCGTTGATGGTATTAAACTGCCAAACTCTAAGGGAACCAATAATGGTAGCAGGGACAGTCGTTGTAAGTGAGACCGACAACCGCCTATCTACTGTGCCGTCATTAATTATGACTCTTAGCCCGTTAGCCGCAGCCGCACCGTTTGCCACCCAAAATACGTTCTGGTTGACAGTAGTAATGTCATCTACCCTAAACCTTGCTTGGATAGTAAATCCACGGGCTTTTGAGTCAGTGGTCAACGGCAACGCCATTCCTTTGTCACCACCGGTGACAGCCCAGATACGTTTTAACCGAGCAGACGTAAATTCCGTTCCGGGCCCCGCCCCAGTATCAACAAAAGGGATCCCACCTAAATAAGACGCTCTATTAGCAGATAAATCATAAATACGCCAAGTTGTTACGCCACGATCTTCGCCCATCAGCCATGTCCAGTAAGTAGTGGCGGTGTTTGAGGAAAAGACCTTAACAAATGTTCTTGTTGAGATGTCGCCTTCGGCCCAATAATTGTAAAAGAACGTAGTGGTGGATGACCCAGTAAGAGGCAGGACTGTTGGTACATAGCCCCCTCCAGTAATTGTTCCCACTAATGAGCCATCCGCACTCCAGTACTGAAATCTGTATCTATCCCCATTTATGTGAATGTAGATTTCTGTAGTAGCCGTAATTGATAACGACAAAATTGTAGGCGTTCCTATTGTTCCACTTATAAGGAACTGTCCTGTTACGCGAGTACCCGTCGGGTTTTGGTTTACATCCCCCGCAAAAGGAATTGCGTAGTTAAAGCTATTTGGGTCAGCAAAGGTGTCCTCAGTCGGGTCAGCATAATTCAAACCAAATACAAGCTCAGAAAATCTTCGCATACTTCTTGCAGTAGTGGGCCAATTGGTCTCCCCCATGTGCAACAATTCACGTTGGTACCAACGGCCACCGCCGCCAGTTTGATCCCCTATGTAATAATAGTTCCTAAGAAAGTTGTTCCTATCAGTACTGGCTCGTGGAAAGGCAACTGGATACGGCGCATAATTTGCTGAATCACTAGTAAGATTATTCCTGTCCCAGTAGTAGTTATCTGGGGTATCCGTATTATTGAACCCGCCGCCTTTTTGCTGATAGAACAATGAGCCGATATTAGTGGTGCCTGCGTTTGTCCATGGCGAATAACCGTAATACTCCCCATAGATGTTCCAATACTGCGGCTTTTGCCACGTATTAAATTCAAGAGTTTGTTGACGGCTGTTCGCGCGGACGATGCCTGTGTTTGTAATAGAACTATTTATGACCGGATTTCCCGCCGCTCCCGTACCATTAGATACGAAAAGATTGCTCGAGATACCCGTGCCAGAAGTACCAATAGCTCCTATGGTACGCGGAGTAAACGTACCGTCCCCGGCTGGGTTCCATGACACCATCCCAGCACTCACGCCCATCATGTCTTTGGCTACTGCTTTTTTGGCGGGATAGGTTACAAATACGTCTTTAACACCTGCAGAAAAGTTCACCAAGACGGCGTTATTGTTTGACGTATCTAACACGGTAGTACGAGCGAACGTATTAGCCCCCGTTAAGGTGCCGATGCCCACTTCCCACTCATTAGTCCCCTGCCCTGCAATGGTGTAATAGGTCGTATCGCCAACAGCCATTGCGGTGTTGAATCGCTGAAACCCCGTCACTGCACCGTCAAGCGTAATAATTCCCGTGCCTGTACTAGTGGTGGTCTCTCTTACGCGATCTTGTATTACGAGTGGCATGTGTTACCTCACACTGTATTCTTAGGTTGCCAGTTTCCGTCTTCTTCCGTAGTTATAGCAGACCATTGTGGCGAAGTTTGACTATTTATATCCTGCCAACCAGTTGGCGCACTTGCCTCAATCAGCCCCCAGCCCGGAGAAGTAGAACTACTGATATTTTGCCACGCTGCATTTTGTGGGTCATTAATAAGCTCCCACAAATATCTAGCAAATAACGAATCGCTAACCTCTAACTGTTCCTGCAGTGCAGCAATAAAATTAGCTGTTGCGGTGGACGTGGCTAACAGCCCAGCAACTTCCTCCTGTATTGCCACAAAGTCAGTTTGGACAGTTTGTGAATTATCAAACTGCACATCCTCATCAATGTCCGCCGCAAAATCAACCTGTGCCGCTTGCGTGTTACTACCCGACACTGCCTCACTCAAAGCTCCGACGGCGGTAATCTGTGCCGCCTCTGTATCACTTACTTCAATCGACTCGCTCTGAGAAGCCGACGTATCCAATGCCGCCACGTTTATAGCATTGAATTGAACGTCCTCATCAATATCTGCACTGAAATCCGCCTGTACCGTAGATACGGCACTTGCGTCAACTGCCTCGTCCTGCGCTGCTGCAAAATCTGTCTGTACGGCTACTGTTTCGCTCGTGTCTATTGCTTCGTCAATCGCGCCTTCCGCTGTTTGAGCCCCCGACACGGTACTCAACATTTCAACTCGATCTTCAACAATACTGATAAGTACGCCAGAGGTGATATTTAAATCATATGCCTCTACCGCCTCTACAACACCATCAAAATAAGGCAGGTTGCCCTGAACAGAGGCAGTTAGATGAGCCTCTTCGGTAATCAGCCCATTTGCAATCTGCGCCCCAGATACGGAGTCATTAAACGTGGCTGACTCTAAAACCGCCCCAGAAAAATCAACCTGTGCAGCAAAGATAGTTCCAAAGTCAATTGCTTCCGATACAACCGCAATGCCCGTCTGCAACGCTGAATTTATGGCATCAAACTGTACGTCTTCGTCAATCTGTCCGTCAAAGACCGTTTGTACCGATACGGTGCTATCAAAATTGGCAGCGTCTGCAACATTGGCAAATACGAACCGATCATCGTCAACCGTATCTAAAAACTGCGCTGTTTCTGCCTGTGAAGCTAAGAAAATACCAACACATGTCTTTGTATCAGAACAATTTACTTCTTCCGATACGGAAGCGGAAAATATGTTTCCGCCTGCTAACGAGGAAAAAGGCGCTTGCGAAAATGCACTTATGCCGAACATGCGCCTTTACCTTTTTATACAGCGGCTAATTGCGCCTCTTCAAACCAACGAGATTGAGCAACCCCATTAGCATCAGTCCACGAAACGAGGTAGAAAAAGTTACCGTCTTCGTCCATGCGTAAAGCCTCCACCGGGCCCTGCGGCACGGTGGTAACTAGTTTGACGGTGTCGCCTTTTTTAAAGGTAGTAGCCATAGTTGCCTCTCAATTAAACAGCATCAGCCGAGAAGGTATAAGTAACATTCAGCGTATCGCCGTTAGCTACCAGTTTGTCCCCGCCAGTAAAATCGCCTTCGGAGAACAGAATGCCCGATGTGCCTGACGCTACAGTAGCCAAGAAAGCACCTGCTACCGTCGTAGTGTTATTGATGTTGAAGATCGCCGGGCTTGCCGAGTTATCGATCACAGATGGATCGGCCAACGTAGCAGTACCAAACGTCACCGCCTTGCGGTTGCCAGAATAGTTGGTGTCTTCCGTCCAGCCCACGTGCGAAGCTAGTGTGTCGCCCGCGTTATATGTAGTACCGGAACCGGGGCCAGTAACCAAGCCCAAATACCAAGCAGCGGTGTAGCCGGAAGCCTTGAAGTACTTAGTGTTCAAGTCTTGCAGCCCCTCATTAACGACTAGATTGTGGAAAGTATCTTCCCACTTCTTCTCACCATCTGGTCCAAAGCATTCGACTTTGAACACTCCACCGAATCTTGTGCGACCATCATGCGCCGTGAGTTTGCTCACGCCAGCTTGGACAGTCTCCCCCATTTGCGATTTTGCGATAGGCATGATCACTCCTTGTAAAAAATTAAAATGCAATCATCACGGATTGACTTTTATCTTAGCCTGCCCGTCACGATAAGCATCACCACGCTCCAGCCCTGTACCAAGACGATTAAGCTGAGATAACGCTTCCATGAACTTCTTTTCATAGTACGCCATCATGTCTTGTTCGCCCTTCATGTAGATGTACCCCTCAACCAAGGTGCCATACAACAGTGCTGGAGAATAATTGTCACCTAACCATGTCGTACCATCCTGCGCATCTACGATAGACTCTGGATAGTAGTAATAATTAAGCTCTACATCGTACAAAATGTCTGGGGTGGGACCTAGCAAAAAGCTCAGTTCATCCGATATGACGTTAGAAATGACGGTAGGACCAAAAATGGCGTAGTACTTTGGGATACCCTGTGTCGTAGGACTCGGGTAAACCTCTCGAATAAAGTTCACATCCTTGTTCAACAGGTAGAAATACTCTCCTGTTCCATCTATAACAGCCATGGAGAACACGGATAAAAAATCAGTAGGGCAGGAAAGATAACTATTACCCCCGGTTGTCTGACCCGTTACGTTTTTTCTAAGCGCTGGGATTTGAACCGTGTTGTAAATACGCTTTTCCGCCTGCTTTATCAGCGTATCAATCTGATCCTTGCCAGTGGAATTTTGCGTGGAATTACCAGCAATATTCGTCCACGTGTTCGTGGGGAAGTCGTTTTGCAGGTAGTTCTTGACCGAGTAAAATAATTCGTTGTAATCCACGACGACCTCAGACTAGTCTAATTAAAGCAAACGTCGGATTATCCGCTGGCAAATTGATGACAAAGTTTTCGTTGTTCGTCGTTTGATTTCTACCGAAATCCAAAACAAACATGGCTTTGTTGGCCTTACTGCTGTTGTAAATCAATGCGCCTCTGGTAGTAAAGGAAGTGCCCGCCCATGCTGGATTACTAAAGCTTACATAAGCAATATCATTGCCGGAAGAGACTGTTACGTTGGCTAAAATCTCCCCGCCAGCGGTATAACCAACCCCTACAACCTCGT